AAAGAACCTCATCAATTATTGGTGGGGTTTTTTCTTTACGCTACAATAAGACTAAATTACTTTATAGATCGTGGCAGCAACTATAGACGCAACAATAAAAGGAGCTAGTGCTAATAGTTATGTCACATTGGCAGAAGCTAATACTTACTTTGAAACCGTTCCAGATTCTTCAACATGGACAAATAAATCTGATGATAATAAAAATAGAGCCTTAATATCAGCTACGAGATGGATTGATAGTTTTGTATTTTATGGTGATAGATGTGATGATGGACAAGCTTTAAGATTTCCAAGAAATAATTATCAGGTAGATGGTGTTGAATTGGCTTGTTCTACAATTCCAAATAATATTAAATATGCACAGTATGAATTAGCAAGAGCATTAGCAAATGATACTGAAGCCATGACAGGGAATACAGGAACAGCAGGTAACTTTGAAGAAGTAAAACTAGGCGATATTCAAGTCAAATATAATACTGATAGTCAGGGAACTGGTTCTGTTAATAATATTCTTGACGTATATCCTTGGCTACAAAGCTACCTTGGTGCGTATATATTAGGTGGAGCTGGTAGTTTTCAAATGAGGGTGGTTAGAGGATAATGGCAGGGCAACTAGATTCATTATTAAAAAGTGTAGCTAAACAGGTAGTAGCTGATTTAGGTAGTTCTTTAGACTCAACTATTAACTATATAAAAAAAGGAAGATCAAGTTATAACATTGATACTTCAGAACAAATTACGATTGATACAACTTATTTAAATTTAAAAGTTCCTGTTGAATTTGTTAAATCAGAAGATGATGAAGGTAAAGAAATTAGACAGGCAAAGATTTATATAACACCAGATTTAATTGGTAATAATCAGGTAGATTTTGATGATGAGATCCAGCTGACATATGCGGGGGAAACAAAAACTGCACAGATCTATGATATTGATACGAGAAAGGGTGGGCAGGTTTATTTGTTTACAGTATTGGTACGGTTCTGATGGCAAAAGATTTTTTAAAAAGTGATCCTATTGGAGATATGGAAGCTCTTATTAATAGTGATTTTAATACAGTCATAAGAAAAGCACACGCTAGTCTTTCTACTAAAACATATAGTCCAGTTTATACAGGATTTTTTGCCTCAAGTTGGAAGGTTGCAAATAGTCCTATACAAGCAACACAAAAAGTAGAAAACTTTAAACCTTGGGCTGATATAGCAAAAGAAGGTAAGAAAAAAAGACCAACTCCAAAAGTACAAAAAAGGTTTCCTATTAAAAGAGTTTTTGATATAAATAAAAGTGTTTACATTGGCAATAGAGCTAAATATGCTAAGTATGCTTTAGAGGGGGGTAAGATTCAATATTTTGTCCAAGGTCGTTTAGCTAAAATAATACGAGATAATATGAAGGAGAAAAAAGGTAAGCTATTCTTATTAGGTGCACCAAATGTTGACGGTAAAGGAACAACAGGAGGTTTTGGTAACTTAGCTCCTGGTATAGGTTACTCTGACGTACTTTAATTATGACTTTAGTAAAAACAAGAGCAGCATTTGAAAAAGCAGTTACAGATGCAGTAATAGACGCAGATCCTACTGTTGCAATGGTTTACGACAATGTTACTTTTACAACATCAGGAAAAACAAAGAAATATGTAATGATGATGATTAATTACACTCAAGCAACTTTACAAAATCAAGGAGCTTCTTCTGATTATTATTCAGGTGTTATTCAATGCAATATTTACGTTCCAAAAAGTAAAGGTACTAAAGATTTATCTGCAATAGCAGAGACAGTTATTAATGGATTAACTTCAGTAAATGCCTCTACTTATGTCGATAGTTTCAGTGTCAAACCAAGAGTACAGGATATAAATGGCCCAACAATGCTTGAAATTGAAGATAGAAGTCATTTCGTTGGTGTAATATCTTGCCAATTCTCTACAAATGCCTAGTATAATAAAGTAGCAATATTTATTTTATGACAAGAGCAATCGAACTTTTAAAGAATAGTTTTGGTGTAAGCCAGCTATATCAACATGATGTAATAAAAGATGGCAATATTATATTTAGTGTTTATTGGCATCCACTTACTATTGCTGAAAGAGAATCAATAACAAAAAAATCAGATGCAAGTGATGTAAATGATTTTGCATTAGCGTTAATGATTACAAAAGCATTGGATAAAAATGGAGATCGACTTTTTCAAGATGGTGATAAGGCATCTCTTAGAAGAGAAGTAGAAGCAAATATTTTACAGGAAATACAATTAGCCATGATAGAAGCTGGTCAGACTAAGGAGGTAAAGGAGGCTAAAGCCGAATTAAAAAGCTAATAATGATTGGAAATTTATATTTTCATTAGCGAAAGAATTAGGTAAAACTGTTGCTGAATTATCAGAAAGTTTAACGGTAGAAGAAATGATAGGTTGGGCTGCTTATGCAGAAATTGAACATGAAGATTTTGAGAAACAACAACAAGAAGCACAAAGAGGTAGTGCTTTGAAAGGGAAAAGAGGTAGAATGAGATAAATGTTTTGATTTGAGTAGTGTCTAATTACGAAGTAAATTTAAAATTAGCTCTCGAAGGTGCGGAAAAAGCAGCGAAAAAAATAAAGGATCTTAGAACAGGTACAGCAAAACTATCAGGCGATATAAAAAAGTTTAATCAAGAAGTAAATAAAAGTATGGGGAAGAAAAAAGGAGAAGGTAGTTTTGTTTATAGTTTTAAAACTTTATCAAAAGAAGTTAATAGTGCTAGAACAGCATTAAATAAAGCTGCGATTGGAACGGAGGAATTTAATAAGGCAGTAAAAAATGTAGTAGAAGTTGAAGAGACATATAATGAAGAATTAAAAAAAAGAGATCGTGCATTAAAAGTACAGAGAATTGCAAAACAGAAAAATATTTCTTTAGACAAAGCAGAATTAGAATTAAAAAAACAATTAAGTGCTGCTGAAGATAAGTTAAGTAGAAAACAAAGAAACAAAAGATTTGGTCAAACTGTATCTAGTGCAGCTATTGGTGGAGCGTTTCCTTTATTGTTTGGACAGACAGGTGCAGCAGCAGTTGGTGGTGGACTAGGTGGTTTAGCAGGTGGAGCGATTGGAGGGCAGTTTGGTTTTGCCTTATCAATCGTTGGTACTGCAATAGGTTCTGCTGTTGATAAAGCGGATAAATTTAATAAATCATTGGTAGAATTAAATACAAGAATGGGTACTACTGGTAGTTCTACAGCCATTACTGCTAAAGAAGTTGATAGGCTTGCTAAATCTCTAAATATTACAAAAGAAGAAGTGTTTGGCGTCTTAGGAGCTTTTAGAGAATTTGGTTCTGGTGAAATAGCTAAATCTATGGCTATGATATTTGGAACTGATTCTGGAGGAGCAGATAGATTCGCTGCCTTAAATAGGTCAGCCAAATTAGCTCAAGAAATATTTGATGCAAGAAAACAGATTGGAAATATAGCAGCTAAAGATCTTCTTATACAGAATCAATCTGTTGATGCTGCTGTTATAGAACTTGCTTTAGTTAAAGCGAAAGCAAAAGCAGAGCAAGATGCAGCTATAGCAAGAGCAAGAGCAGTAAGTCCTTTTGACCAATTAAGAGCAAATACTCCAGGTCTATTGTTATTGCGTGCAACAGGAAAGATGAAAATAACGGATTACGGAGAAATAAGAGCACAAAATCTGCAAAAGAAATTTAATGAAGAAAATATAACTTTATTAGAAAATTATAAAAAAGGAATGATAGAGGCAAGAGAATTATTAGATCTACTTAGAGAATCTCAAGGACAATTTGGGATGTCTGGTAACCTTCAATTTACCGCTGTTGCTGACAGAATAAAAGACTTACAAGATGAGATGAAGAAATTACAAAATCCTATTTATACAGTATTAAATTTATCTATGCAGTTGGAAGATTCATTTGCACAATCTTTTAAAGGAATTATAACAGGAACAATGTCTGTAACTGATGCGTTTAGAAATATGTTAAATCGCATTGGAGATTATTTTTTAGATACTGCTGCAAGAATGGCAGCAAATAAACTTTCACAAATGATTTTAGGATCTGTATTTAATGCTTTTACATCATCTGGAACTAAAGCAATTATGGATGATTTTGGAATGTCTCGTGCAGATGCTTCTACCATTGCAAGTGGAGGTTTTGTAGAAACTGTCTTTGAACCAAAAGCAGCAGGTGGGCCAGTTAAGAAGAACGGTAATTATTTAGTAGGAGAACGTGGTCCTGAATTATTTAGTCCAAGCTCATCAGGAATGATCACACCGAACCATGCTCTTGGTGGTGGAACAAGTGTAGTAGTAAATGTAGATGCTTCTGGTTCTTCTGTTGAAGGTAACGAAGATCAAGGTAGAGAGCTTGGTCGTCTTATATCTGTAGCAGTACAATCTGAATTAGTACAGCAAAAAAGACCTGGAGGTTTACTTGCATAATGGCTACTTTTCCTTCAATAACTCCTACTTACGGAGTACAAAAAAGATCCGCACCAAAAACTAGAACTGTTCGTTTTGCTGATGGCTACGAGCATAGAATACTTTTTGGCCTTGCAGAACATCAAAATCCTAAACTTTATAGTCTTACTTTTGAAGTATCAGAAACAGATTCCGATACTATAGAAACATTTTTAGATGCAAGAGCAAATGATAGTGCCAGTTTTACTTTTACTCCTCCAGGAGAATCCAGTGCTTCACAATATGTATGTGAAAGCTGGAATAAATCTATACCGTATTTAAATAGAGCAAGAATACAAGCAACATTTAGAGAGGTGTTTGAACCATGAGTACTGCTCCTGTTTTTAGTGAAGTTCAAAAAATAAATCCCTCTGCAATTATTGAACTATTTACATTACAGTTAGACAACTCTTTACATGGTGCGACTACAACTTATA